AGTGTAATAAAAAAACCTTTACCATTTAAAAGTGCAAACAAGATTTATAACAAAGAAAATAACAATTATGTATATATAAAAGATTATTCTTCTTTAAAAATATTACTTAATAATATTGACAAAAAAGCACCTCATATTAAAGTAATAATTATTGATGATATGAGATATTTTATGACAACAGAATTTTTTAATAGAGCATTAGAAACAGGTTATACAAAATTTACTCAAATTGCAAAAAACTTTCAATCTGTATTAGATTGGATACAAGTAATGAGAGATGATCTTATAGTTTTTGGTATGCTACATGATGAAGATGTGTATAATGACAAATTTATTGTTACAAAAAAAGTTAAATTACCAGGACAACTTATAGAAAAAGAATATTCTCCATTAGAAACTATGACTATTGCTTTATGGTGTAAACCAGAAGTTACCAAAGAAAATGTAAATTATAGATTTATAACTAATAGAACAATAGTTGAAGGAATAGAAATTCCTGCAAAATCTCCAGAAGGAATGTTTGAAGAATTGTTTATTCCTAATGATTTAAGCATTGTTCTAAAAGCTATTAATGAATATTATAATTAAAACATATAAATAAATTTATTAACAAATAAAAAATTAAAATTATGACTTGGAAAATTGATGATTTTAAAGAAAATGGTGGAAAATTTGTTTCAAAGATTATTCAACCAGGAACTCATTTATGTAGAATCATAGATGTAGAAGTTGCTGCTCCTGCCTATGATCAAAATAAACTACAAATAAATTTCCTCATGGAAACAGAACCTATAAGTGGAGATTTTGAAGGAGTTTTAATTGACAAAAATGATCCAAAAAAAGGTTCATATCAAGGACAAATTGGATATGTAAAAAATGGTCAATATGCTTTTGGAGATTGGGTAACTCCATCTGGAGAAAAAAGATATGCAAACAATGAAGCCTGTGATTTTATTGCAAGATTATGTGTATCTTTAGGAGTATGGGATGCCGTAAAAGTTGAGCCAAAGCTAAGAAATGGAGTAACAGCTGCTGAATTAGCAGAAGTTGCAAAAAAACATATTTGCAACCCAAATTTATGGGCATACTATACTATTGGTGGTGTTGAGAAATGGCAAGATGGCTATGATTATCCTAATTATTATTTGCATTTTGTAAAATATCAAAATAGGAAAAACTATGTATCTTTGGAAAAAGATGGTGTAGTACCTTTTGATGAGGATATTCACATCATAAAAAGAGATAAGGGAGTTTCTGTAAATAACAATACAACTACAGATATTCCTACTTTTGAAGATACATCTATGGCAGATATGCCAAATTTTGAACAAATAGATGTTTCTAACATGAAGAATGATCCATTTGTAATTGATGATGATGATCATTCAGCACCATTTTAAATAATAATAATCATGTTTTATGCTCTAAAACATATTATGTCAATAAATGACATTCCTGATGATTGGATATTCAGTCATTATTTGGGATTACCAAAATTGACAGGACAGAGTATAAAGATAAAAAGTATATTTAATGAGAGGGATACTGTTCCCTCTCTTGTAATATACTATGATAGAAAAAAAGAAAGATATAAATTTAAGGATTTTTCATCAGGACATTCTGGTAGAGGAATACATTTAATGATGTTGATATGGAATTGCTCATTTAATAATGCTTTTAATAGAATAAAAAATGATTATATCAATAATGACAATTATATATCTGATATTGATAAGGAAAACATTAAGTATCAAGGATGGATAGTCAAATCATATGTTCCTGTAGAATGGAATAAATATAATTATGAATATTGGAAAGATTATTATATATCTATAGATATGCTTAAAGAACACAATGTTGTCCCTATAAAATCATATATCATGGCTTTTCAAATAGAAGATGAAATTATTGAAGAATTTGAAGTTAAAAACAAATGCATATATGGTTATTTATATGGTAATTCTATCAATAATCTAGCAAAGATATATCAACCATTAAATTCAACAAAAAAGTTTATTAAAGTAAACAATTACATACAAGGTTCTGACCAGAATGATAATAATCAATATTGTTTTATCATATCATCATTAAAGGATATTATGGCTTTAAAAACTATAGGAATAAAAGCAGATATGTATGCTCCTGATAGTGAAAATACAATGTTGTCAAATTATATGATAAGTAAATTCATTAATAGTTATGAGAAAGATAATATTCTTGTAATATTTGATAATGACAAACCAGGTATAGAAGCTATGAAGAAATATAATGAAATGTATGGATTAAAATATTGTTATATCCCATATGAAAAAGATCCAGCATTAATTCTTAAAAATAATGGGATTGATGAAGCAAGAAGAAGAATTGTACCATCTATAAATAAAAAATTAAATGAATCATTGGAAATACTTAGGTAAAGATTTTACATCTTTAGAAGATATTCCACAAGATGTTATTGGATTTGTTTACAAAATTACAAATACTCAAAATGGTAAATTTTATATTGGCAAAAAAATGTTTTTTGTTACCAAAAAAATAAAAATATCTAACAGAGAAAAGAAAAAAACAGGAACAACGAAAAGATTTAAATATGTTTCTAGAGAAAATGATTGGAAGACATATTATGGTAGCTGTCAAGAGTTAAAAGATGATATAAATAAATCTAATAAATCTTTTTTTGAAAGAGAGATATTGCAATTTTGTAAAACAAAAAAAGGAATGACATATCTAGAGTTAAAGTATCAAATTATATATAATGTTCTAGAAAACAATTCTTATAATAATAATATTTTAGGGAAATTTTACAGAAAAGATATAGAAGATGAAATTATTTGAAATAGAAAACAAGGAAGAAAAATTCTTTTCAGAAAAAAAATATTTATCTTATAGTGCTTTGACAAGATTAATGTTTAGTCCAACACTATATTATAAACATTATGTTTTAGAAGAGAAAGAAGATATTGAAACACAATCAATGATAGAAGGAAGACTTATTCATTGTTTGTTATTGCAACCAGAGAATTTTGATAAAATGTATGAGATTGCATTTGATAAATTACCTTCTACAAATTCTAAAACAGTAATAGACTATATATATCAATGTTATCTTATAGAGAATGATGATAATAAAACAATGGAAGATTTTAAAGATAACATATTAAATAAATTGATAGAAATGAATTTGCATCAATCTTTAAAAACAGATGAATCAAGATTGGCAAAAATCATAGAACCTCAAGAAAATATTGATTATTTTAATTTTTTGAAAAGAAGTACAGGAAAAGAAATTATCACTCAACAACTATATAACTATACTTTAGAGATAGTTGACAATATTATTAAAAATGATACTATAACTAAACATATTGGTAGCAATATATTGAATTTTGATGGTTTAACTGAAACATTTAATGAACTATATTTAGAAGCTGATATTCCTGAATTAGAAATGTTTGGTCTAAAAGGAATATTAGATAATTTAACTATAGATCATAAAAACAAAATTATCAAAATTAATGACTTTAAAACCTCCAATAAAAGCATTAATGATTTTCTTGAAACAATAGAATACTACAACTACTGGCTACAAGTTGTTATTTATTATTTATTAGTAATAAATTCTAAATATTACAAAGATGATTATAATATTGAAATCAGATTTCTTGTAAGTGATAATTATGGTCAAGTAGCAACATTTTTAGTAAGTAAAGACACTTTAGAAGAATGGATAAAAAGAAGTAATGAAATATTTGATATTGCAGAATATCACTTTAAAACACAAGATTTTTCATTACCTTATAAATTTTTAATCAATAAAGGAGAACTAATTATATGATAAAGAAAAATATGTCTTATTACTTTTTATATCCTTTATTAAGACTATGGAAAATAGAGCCTATAAATACATATATGTACAATGAAGCTAATTATTTTCCTTATTTATTGTGTTTATTCAATAAAGAAGATGTAAAAAGAATAAATAATACACACTTAAAAGGAAGAATAGATGTTGATAATGATAAAGTGTTATTATTATTTGACATGAAATTATATGAGGAAGATTTTAATCATGTTAAAAATGGGGATTTAAATAAAATAACTGCTAAAAATAAAAACACTATTTTAAAACATTATATAGGTAATATAAATGTTTTTGATGAAGTAAGTTTATATTTATCAGGAGAATGTAGTAAAAAACCATCTATTGAAGATGAGATGTATAAAGTTTCTGAAATGGATATTGAGTTTATGATGTTTAATTTATCAAGAAAAAAAGTAAAGAAAATATATGGATAAAATGATGATACATTCTTCAAAATGGGGAGATAAAGAATCATTTAGGATGATACCATTAAATAATGATTCTAACTTTTTAGAAGCAATATATAATCCAGAAGAAGAAGTTTTGGTAATATTATCTAAGACAAAAACAACAATTCCTTCAATAAAAAAGAAGAATGAAAATGATGAGATTTTTTATGAATATTACATTGAGGAAAAAGAAGATATAATTTCATTCATAAACAATATATGTATCAATAAGGACCATGATATATTAAAAAAAGTCTTATGAAAAACACAACACATTGGATATTTGATATGATATTTGAAAATAATGCTTTAACTATTGTTTTCAAAGATTTACATTCTGATAGAACTGAATATTTTTGTAATAATATATATGAAGATATAAACCTAAAGAATCTTAAAGAATTTATTGTATCAAATATTCAATGTTGGTTCTTAGGGTTTGATTGCCATAATAAAGTTTATTTTTTGGAATATATATTAACTAATGATAATATATTTTATTCTTCAAAAGATATTAAAGAAATATTGAATAATGAGTTTAATGATATATTTGAATTACATTATATTGATATTTCAATAATAAATAATTGGAAGTATAAAAATATAACATTAGATTGGATAAAATATTCTCTTAATGAAGATATTGACAATATCAATTCTGCAAGTGCTAAAGAAATAATTAGTCTTAAAGGATATAGTGAATATTATTCTTTTTTAATTGAACACAATACAAGCATTATTAAATATTTATATCAATATTATTATCAAGATATTAAAATAAGAACAAAGTTGTTTAATCATCTTAATTTAAAAGATTTTAATATCAATAATTCTACCTTTGTTGAAGATATATTTAATAGATATTGTGTAAAAGATAATGAACCTTTAAGTTTAGATTTACCAAAGATTAAATTTGACAATATAAAATTTAATAAATTATATGAAAACACTAAAAAAATCACAATCCAAATTGATGATGTGGATATTAATTATTCTTTTGGTGGTATGCATGGCAGAAGGAATACTGCATCTATCTATAAAAGTGTATATAATAAGATTATTAAGTCATTGGATATTAAATCTTATTATGCCACTATTATTCTAAATAATAAATGGTCTCCTAAAAACTTTAACAATAATAGTTTTTTAAAGATACTTAATTATTTCTATCAATTAAGATTAAAACATTACACCAATAAGCATTTAAGTAACCTTTTGAAAGAAATATTAGTTATTACATGTGGATTATTTAGTGTTAAAAAATCTTCTTTATATGACCGAGAATTAGCTTTTAAAATGTATAAAACAGGTCAATTAATACTGTCTAAATTTATAGATATGGTATCTAATAAAATTCCTTTATCAGAGCTTATTATGGTTAATACAGATGGGTGTGAATATTTAATCCCTAAAGAGTATGAATATATATACAATGAGATTGTTGAAGAATGGAAACAAATGTTCAATCTAAATTTATCATTAAATGATTGTGAAGAATTATATCTATGGGATATTAATAATTATATTCTTGTAAAAAAAGGAAATGTTAAATGCAGAGGTAGATTTAGATATAAGGACCTATGTGTTGAAAAAGATAGATCTAATTTAATAATACCATTAACTATATATAATTATTTTCTTAATGGAATAAATGTAGAAAGTTATATTTTTAAAAATGATAATATATATGATTTTTGTACAGGGCTGAAAATTAAAGGTAATTGGAGATTTTATGATGATAAAAATAATGATTATGGTCAAACAATAAGATATTATATCTCTAATAAAGGAACAACAATTTATAAAAGTAATGGTAAAGATAAAATTATAGTAGCTAAAAATGCTACAATATTCAATGAGTTTGAACCTAAAAAAACATATGATGTAAATCACAAATATTATATAGACATAATACAAAGAGAAATAGCAGAAATAGAAACAAAAAAAGAGATAGCTGACAAAACAGATCAGTTATTATTATTTTAATATGATAGAAAAGATTATAGATATACCTATTTATGATTGGGATGTAACATTCCTTATTGTAGAAGATAGAAAAGATATACCAGACCTCAATAAGTGGTATAATCTTTTTCAAGCTAGATATATGGGAGAT